CGTCGCCCTAAGCGGTTATACCTGTATCTACCAGACATCCGCCCGCATGTACGGGTCGGCTCGGTCGATAGGTAAGTCATCGTCTCCGAACAATAAATGTTCGAGGTCAGATAAAGCTTCCGTTCGAAACTTGCCATAGTGATGCCACAAAAATTGACACATCTCATCATCTGAAGCCGAATCACAAGCACCAATATGCTCCAAGACACCCGACCGAGATCCGAAAATCTCGATAGCGTGCCTGAAATTGTAGGACAAAAGTCCAGGCGGCAATTGGTGATAAGACTCGTCAGTGATCAAGAAGCGCTGCAAAAACAAATTTGCAAAAGGCTTGAAAGACCTAAACTCGTAAGCATAAGACAAAGATTTGCCAGCGATATACGCCTGATGCGTGATATCGTTTGGGTTGCCCCGGGCGTTAAAACGCCCAAATGCTTTACCGAGCTTAGGTATCAAGAGGTGGCCGTGGCAAGTTGGCACGAAACGGCGGCTAAGAAACTCGCAATCAGCCAGGCCCCCGCGAACGTGGACCTTGGCTTTCATACAAGATAACTTAGCCATGTGCTCGTAATCGCGCCGAGCTCGGCGTGGTAATCTGCCGTTGGTAATGCGTGCTAGCATGTCGTCACCTAGCACGAGAGCATTACAACGAATACCAAATCGCCGAGCCCACGAATAGAATATTGTCATGTTCCAAATTGAGTTGCGAAAAGTCGTCGACGTTGAGCCAGATGGTAACTGGTAGCGAAGCTTAGCGCGAACGCCAAACTTCCGGGACTGAGCTGTGTAAGAATTTGCTTGTAATATGCACCCAGCGAGCCAGGGTGGCATACCCAATCGGACAGCCCAGCGATGTTCCAACTGGCCTACGTCTTGAACTTGCAATTTGTCATTCGATGAGAAGTCCGCTTCAATAAACGGTCCTTCCCCCTCAACAAATGGAACAAATGTCTGAGGGACTTGCCCATACGCGATTTGCACCGTCGCATTGTGTCCTCCACAAGAGTCGTTGCGAGCAGAATCAACCAACCGCTTCAAACAAGCCTGAAGAATCGGGCCTGAAAGTGCGTTATGTAAATCGGTTGACGAATTGACAATTCTGCCGGCCCACTCTACATCATGTCTTTTCATGAGTAATTCGACCTTTTCAAAAATGTCCTTGGTCGAAAACTCATTTTGGGTGAAGGATGCAAAGCGATCGAGTGCTTTAATTAGCCTGCGCCTCTTAGGTGCTTCAAATTGAGTTATCCAAATGTCAAAAGCATCTTTTGTCCATTCGATTTGAGGCAAAGGCTCGGGGATCATTCTCTTCATCAATTTAATTGATGATTTGACAACGTAAGGATCAACCCGAGAAGACGAAAAATAATTGCAACGTTTATTAAAAGCTGCAAGAAATGATGAAAAAGTTCCGTCAGTTAAGACGGGGTGATTGTCTTCGAAAAGGGGCCCCAAAACGGTCTCCCTTTGATTTCGCGACAAGGCCCTTTGTTCATCCTTCCAGGCAGAACGTTGAAAATTGACGTCCATCTTTACCTGTGGAATGAGCACGTAATTTTGGTGCAGCTGGACGCGTCGTCCGAGCCGCCACGCCTTGTGCGGGCCTCTGTCGAGCAGGCCGCCATAGGTCATGGCGGCTAAGTTTTATGTGGTGTTAGTGGTGGTGGTGGTGTGCGTT